ACATAGATGTTGATCTGTAATATCTCCTTATCGGCTGGATACACAGCCATGTAAGCGGCCCGGGAGGGGATCATGTCAGACATTCCAGAGCATTTACTTGCGCTAATCGCGGTGATCATTGCCTCAATGTTTTTGGTCGGCACATCAGAGTATGAGGACGCTCTGGCTGACCAAGAGGTCTATTGCAAGAACGTCAGCGATGGCGTTTGGCCTGATTACAAGGGCTTGTATGCAGAGGCGTGCGAATGAGGTACGGATCTGTCTGTAGCGGTATAGAAGCCGCAACTATGGCGTGGCACTCACTTGGTTGGGTGCCATCTTTTTTTAGCGAAATAGAGGCGTTCCCACGAGCCGTATTGGAACACCATTATCCAGAGGTGCCGGTTCACGGCGACTTCACAACTATCGGAGCGGATCAGTATGGATCAATTGACCTTCTTGTCGGAGGAACGCCATGCCAGTCATTCAGCATCGCAGGACTTAGAAAGGGATTGGATGATGACCGTGGCAACTTGGCACTCGAATTTCTTAGGCTTGCTCAACGAAAACAGCCCAAGTGGGTCGTTTGGGAAAATGTGCCCGGCGTCCTGTCATCGAATGGAGGACGGGACTTTGGCTCCTTCCTCGGGGCGTTGGTCGAATTGGGGTATGGGTTCGCCTACAGAGTCTGTGACGCTCAGTGGTGGGGAGTGGCCCAGCGACGCCGTCGTGTGTTCGTTGTCGGATACCTTGGAGACTGGAGACGTCCCGCAGCGGTTCTTTTTGAGCGCGAAGGCTTGTTCGGGGATTCTCCGCCGAGCAGAGAAGAGGGGGAAAAAGTTGCCCCCGCTGTTACTACAGGCCCTCCATTCAGTCGCACAGGAAACGAGCGAGTAGAGTGCGAGGCCATTGTGCCGATGACATTCGCTGGCAACAAACAAAGCGATGTGGCGGCAACCTTGGAGACCACCTGCCACGAATACAGTCGGGCTGATGGCTTCAACACGGTGGCCTTTGCGCCAGTAACGGCTAACTGCCTCAGCGCCAGCCCATCTAGCAACAGTAGTCCAAATGTTGCTAGCGGTCAGGGTGATGTTGTGGCGTTTTCTGCCTACAACCAGATGGCAGAGGCGGAAGATGTTTCGCAGACGGTAGCCGCGAGGTCGGACATGGATGCGGCGAGCTGTGTGGCCTTCCCCTCTAACGCCAACGCTGACGCAATGGGCGCTCTGGGTTATGACGTTAGCCCGTCAATGCTCACGTCTGCCTCGCCTGCGGTGGCGAAGGGCATGGCAGTCAGACGCCTGACACCAACTGAGTGCGAGAGGCTGCAGGGATTCCCTGACGGCTTCACGCAGATCCCGTACCGCAACAAGCCAGCAGATAAGTGTCCAGACGGGCCGAGGTACAAGGCTCTGGGTAACTCTATGGCTGTGCCAGTGATGCGCTGGATCGGTGAGCGGATACAGCAGGTTGATAGCTTATGACTGAAGCAGAACACTACAGGGCAAAGTATGTTGCGTACCGCGCCCTATGCTTTTCTCTGATCACTCGGCTTGAGGATGATGAGCATTTAATGCGTGACTTGGTGCAAGAATTTCGTACACTACAAGAGTCGCCAGAGTACGGAGACAGTAGGTGGAAGGAGAAGCATGGCATCCCATTCGACTGAGCCAGTAAGTGATGAGCGCCTTGAGACGTTCATCAAGAAGAAGTATGGCTGGCAATCTCTTTTGCCGTCAGAGCAAATGTCTCTGGCGGTTGAAGTAATGCGACTGCGCTACCTGATGGGCAAGCAGTTTGAGTTCATCAGTGAGTCGCTGGAGCATAAAAAAGCGGCCCGGGAGTATCGGGATCTGATATGTAAAACGTCCTACGGAGGGCATCATGAAAGCGATAATGGATCTAATGAGGGATATGCCTGAGCACATTGTGTGGCTGTTAATCGTCGCTGTTGCGGCTGGCTACTTGTATGTGGGCAAGGCAGACTTTGACGAGGTTGTGGCGGCAGACGAGAATTATTGCCACATGGTTGAAGTGTACAAGCAGACTGACGGCGAGAACGGCTGGCCTGCGTACAGGGGGGAATGCTAATGGCTAAGTTTGTTGGGATTCTAACCGCTGACTTTTTTTGCGCTGAAGGCTCTGTAACGCTGTATGACGACATCTTGGAGCAAGACGGCATATTCTTACTGGATGTTATTGGGGATTGGATTGGAGAACTACAAACCATTTACAATCAAGTCCACGCGGCAGAGTACGGCCCCAATGATGAAGACGCGGATGATGGCTAATGTGGATCACACCGTGGGATGATGATGACGTTCGCATCGCGCTACAGGCGGCAACGCAGATGGCAGAGCGATGGGGTGAAGACATGGCGATCATGGGTGATCTGTCGGTCAAGCCGTTGCGGGAGGTTGAGGGTACTCCGCTTGAAATTGTGAGGTGTCCAGCAGCTTTAAAGAAGGTCGCCAATAAGCGATAATAGATAGGTGGGATTTGTCGGTTTTACTCCGGCCCCTCCCTCCGGCGGCGAGGCGTAGCGTCGTGTATAGGCCAGATACGAAAGGGGCCATCTAACTCATAGAGAGTAGTATCTGTCCGTCTACGTCACCATTTGGGGAATGGGAATGCAACAGTTGCTGTCGATACAGTGGTATCCGGTGGCTTTCGGTGAGATGCCAGATGCCGAGGGCACTTATCTCGTTGCGTTCTCAGATGGATCAGTAGAAAGCTATCCTATGGACGCTAAGGACATACAGGATGGCGAGATACACTGCGGTACTGCCGTAGGTGAGTGGTGGGCAGCCAGTCCGCCGCATCCTGAGCGGTCAGATTTTATGCTAGATATCAGTGAGTTGATTGAAGAGTGAACAGTAGGAAGGGCATACCAAATCGCAATAAGCGGTTCCTGTTAAACAGGTTGCAGGATATGTATGGGGATGACTTTCACCCAATCATGCGTATGGCAGAGCAGGCCGTGAGATTGCATGAGCGGGCAGAGACTGGCGACACGGCTGATATCAAGGCCAGCATAGATGCGTGGGATAAGATCGCTGCGTACACTGAGCCTAAGCTGAAGGCTACCGAGGTTGATCTAACGACCAGTGACGGCAGTATGTCGCCTACGGTTATTGAACTGATACCGCGACTCCCCGATGACGAATATAGCGACGATTGAACTACCGCCAAAGCTGATCGAGTTATTCAGTGGTGAGGCGAGATATCGTTGCGCTTATGGTGGTCGTGGTTCTGGGAAGAGTCGCTCTTTTGCAATCATGGCCTGCGTCAGAGGTTATATCTGGGGTCAGCAGGGCCGCTCGGGACAAATACTGTGTGCCCGTGAGTTCATGAATAGTCTGTCTGATAGCTCGTTTGAGGAGATCTCAGGGGCTATCAAGACGTATGACTGGCTGGCTGAGTATTACGAGGTTGGTGAGCGATATATACGCTCTAAAGACGGCAACATTGAGTTCACCTTTGCCGGTCTGCGTAGGAACCTAGACAGCATCAAATCTAAGGCCCGTATACTGCTCTGCTGGGTCGATGAGGCGGAGACGGTATCTGCTACTGCGTGGGACAAACTCGACCCCACAATCCGCGAGGAAGGCTCAGAACTATGGGTATCGTGGAACCCAGAGAGCAACCTGTCAGCCACGCATCAGAGATTCCGTAAAGACCCGCCAGAAAGCAGCAAGATCGTGGAGATCAACTGGCGCGACAACCCATATTTCCCCAAAGTGCTGGAACTGGTGCGGAAGAATGACTTTGAGAAGCGCCCAGACAACTACGATCACATCTGGGAAGGCGCATTCCTAACCCACCATGAGGGCGCGTATTACTCGCTAGAGATGCGTGACGCCAACGCTCAGGGCAGGATCACCGCAGTTCCGTATGAGACTGGCTCCCCAGTCATCACCGCATGGGACTTAGGGATAGGCGATACAACGGCAATCTGGTTCGCCCAGATGATTGGCCCTGAGACGCGCCTGATCGACCACTACGAGGCGTCAGGTGTGGGCCTAGACCA